AATCTTCCCGATTTGAGAGATAAGTTTATTGCAGGTTCTGGATCAACTTACAATGTGGGTGATACTGGCGGATCTGATAGCGTAACATTAACAACAGCGCAGTTGCCAGCACACACTCACGCAACAACAGTTACTATTGGCAATAATGGAACACACAATCACGGCGCCAGCGGCGACACGAATTCGACAGGAACTCATAATCATGGATATACTGCGCCAAATTCCCAAGTTGCACGAAAAGCTGGTGATGGAAATCCTGTAAACCAAGGTACAATTCCCGGTACAACCGGTGATAATGGAGAACACTCTCACACACTTAATATTACAATTAACGATGCAGGAAATCATAATCACACAGCAACTGTGACCAATGGAAGCGCTGGTAGTGACAATTCTCACGAAAACCGACCACCATACTTAGCCCTTTTACCATGTATTAAATATCAGTAAATAAAAAGAAACCATGAAAGAGTATCACTATCACCCAGAATACAAATATTTTTTATACTCTGCAAATGCCCATTCATCTCCAAGAGAACCTGGAAAGTATTTAATTTCAGCAAATGCGACCACCATAGAACCGCCAGAAAAACAAGAAGGATTTGTTTTAATATTTGATGGAGATTCTTGGATGTTAACCTTGGATAAAAGAGGATTGTATTATTGCAAAGATACCCTAATCCAACAAAAAATTGAAGATCCCCGTTTCAATGTAGACAATCTAACTTTAGAAACTCCACCATTTGAGCAGAAATTAGATAATCAAAAGATTAAATGGTGTTACGATACTGAAAAGTGGATAATTGAAGACCTTCCAGAACCAGAAATTTCAAATCCCAAACCCATAGAAAATACAAATTCTTTTGAAGGATTAAGTGCAGAACAAAAATTAAGTGCAATTGGATTGACTGTAGAAGATTTAAGAGCACTCTTAGGATAAATACTTAATAAAGATTAGATTCGATGGCATATCAAGGCATAACAACCAGCCCTGTGGGATCCTCTGATAGTTTACTTCAGGGTGGTGTTAAGATTAATTCCAATTTTACTGAGATTTATAATGCTATAGGTGATGGAAGCACTATAAATCTCAATCAGAAGGTTGGTTACAGTACCGTAGTTAGTGTTCCTTCTGCTGGTAGTGTCGAGCCCACAGCAGATGATAATAATACTCTTTATATACTGGAAGGACCTACAAGTATTTTAAATTTGAATAATGTAAGAACTCCTCCTATTGGAACAAGATTTGGAATTATTAGCAAAGAATCGACTAATAGTATTATTAGACCTAATACATTCCGAATCCAAGGTTTGAATGAAAACTTAGTTTTAGATAGCAACTATTCTTCTCTGGATATTGTCTATACTGGACCTGATTTTGGTTGGGCAATAAAATAAATACACAAAAGGAGATAAGTTAAATGAGTAATTTAAGCGATTTTATTGCTGCTGGTGGAGGTGGTGGTTCTATTCCTTCAAGAACAACAGTGTCTGCATCAACTGGAGCAATTGCCGCAGGATCAAGTGCAAATATAGCTATATCCGGATATAAATGCTATGTTTTGCAAAAGGTAGAAATTTCCAATGCTGCTTGGGTAACTATTTACACTGACACAAGTTCAAGAACTGCAGATGCAAGTAGATCTTCCTCAACAGATCCAAGTCCAGGTTCTGGTGTAATTGCAGAAGTTCTGACAACAACTTCTGGCAATAGTACCTTTATATTTTCCCCAGGTGTAATTGGTTGGAATAATGAGGCGACACCAGAAACAAACATTTATGCAAAAGTTGTTAATAATGAATCTGCAACATCTAATATTACAGTAACTTTAACCGTATTACAACTAGAATCATAAAATGTCAGAGTTAAAAGAGTATCTTGTTACATGTAAAAATAAAAATGACTTAGATAGTTTATATGATGACATGGAGACTCCTGGAGGGAATCTTTATATTCCTGATAGAGAAGTTGAATTAGTGCATAGACGACCAATTAGTCGAAACACTCATTACATGCTGACTAAAGAAGAAGCTGCCAATGTTGCAAATGATCCTAGAGTTATTGCATGTGAACTTAGACCAGTTGATCTTGGAGCTAGTGCTTCTTCTACATGGGAACAAACTGCAAATTTTGAGAAGACTACTGGCACTTTACAATCTACTGATAAAAATTGGGGTCTTTATAGAACAATTAAAGGGGAAACAGTTGCAAATTGGGGTAGCAATTCAATTACTCAAATATCAAATAGAAATATCAAAACAACTGCATCAGGAAAAAATGTTGATGTTATACTAGTCGATGAACTTATCAATCCGAATCATCCAGAATTTGCTGTAAATTCAGATGGAACTGGCGGCAGTAGAGTCAATCAACTTAATTGGTGGCAATATAGTTCTATATTAGGTTATTCTACAGGTCCAAATTACCCTTATGCAACTTCAGGTGCCCCACCAAATAAAAATCACGGAACACATGTTGCAGGTACTGCTTGTGGAAACACTCAAGGATATGCAAGAGATGCTAATATATACAATATATCATGGGACCCTAGTATATCAGGAGTTGTCGATTTTGAAATAAAACTATGGGATTATATTAGATATTTTCATTTAAATAAACCAATCAATCCAGAAACTGGTAGAAGAAACCCAACAATTACCAATCACAGTTGGGGATTTTCATTTAATAATGAAGAAACTTTATCTAATATTAACCTGGTAAATTATAGAGGAACACTTAGTTCTGTTACAGGAAATGATGCACAAAAAAAATCTTTTCTTGAAGCAAGAGGTGTACCTGTTCCACTTAATACAAGACTTTTTAGAGCTCCTTTCAGATCTTCTGCCATAGATGCAGATATTAGTGATGGAATTGATGAAGGGATAATATATATTGGAGCTGCTACGAATAGTTATTGGATATCTGATGTTCCGGGAGGACAAGATTATGATAATTATTGGGGAAGTATTAGGTTTCCTGGTTTTCGGTATTTTACATCAAGAGGTTCAAGTCCAGGTGCTGCATGTATTTGTGTAGGTTCAGTCGGATCCAAAGTTTCCGAGTATAAATCCAATTTTAGCAATTGGGGTCCAAGAGTAGATATTTGGGCACCTGGTAGTGATATTATTTCTTCCGTTTTTGATTTTTCTAGTGCCATTGGCGAAGGATTTTATGGTCCTTTAACAACAGATCCAAGAAATAGTACTTATTATTTGGGATCCATTAGTGGAACAAGCATGTCCACTCCACAAGTTACAGGAGTTATTGCATGTTTAGCAGAACAAGAACCAAATTTAAACCAAGAAGATGCTCTTCAATATTTAATAGAATCTTCTATTGAAGGTGATGTTGGAGATCCAGGATCAAATCCAAATGCATTTCCATATGAAGGATTTGGTAATGGAAATAATAGATATCTTTATTTTAAACAAAAAAGACCTCAAGAAGGGTCAGCATTTCCAAGAATTCTATTTAAAAATAGAAATTCAGAAACTGCAGGAGTTAAATATCCAAGAACTAGAAATATAGTATCTAAGTAATTGTCAGGATTCAACAAGTTGGAGAAGAAGGAGGGGGTTGACGACCCCCACCCACCGTGCTATAATATCCAGGTAATCAACGAACGAGACCAAATGTCTGATGAGTATCTGACCAGATGCGTGGTGGATCCCACCAAGCGCACTGTGTATATCTATTCCAGTGAGGGGTCAGAAAAGGAAGTGGTCTGTGAAACCACCGAAGAGTTTATGAATGTGCTAAAATTTGTTCGTGCCACACTGGGAGAAGACACTCTTGCTTATGCAAGTCCACTCTGAGGGAAAATCGACTTTTAATTCCATTTTTGGGCGGGAAAAAATCCCGGTAATTTTTTGGTCTGTAAGGTTTTCATGAATTTAATCAAAATTGACTATCAGTCTCTAATAGAGCAAAGGGTGAAGACAACACCAGAAAATGTCAAAGAAGCAAACGAAGCATTATTTTGTGCTAAAATGACTGTACCCGCAGCAGCGAAGCACTGCGGTATGACTCAGAAGGAAATGAAAATGACCTTCCAAGAGTATCTCAAGTATCATCCACCAACTTACAAAATGGACTGATACAAGCACTTGACAATCTGAGGTTTATACCTTATAATTGTTAAGTGCCTTTTCGAGGGAGTATAGCTTAACTGGTCAGAGCGGCCGCCTTATAAGCGGTGTCTTGTCTGGGTTCAATCCCCAGTATTCCCATTCGAACTAACTTGTTTTATAAATAAATATAGTTTAGTTCGAACCCACAGTGAAACTTCATAGATTAACTTGCAAAAATTGTTTAAATGAGTTTGAAACAAAAGACAAAAGAAGAGTTTTTTGTAGTAGAAGTTGTTCTGCTACTTTAAATAATACTTTACATCCCAAAAACCCCAAAAGAGGTAAATGTAAAGATTGCTCCACTCCTATACTATCAGGTTCTGTTAGGTGTAAAGAATGTCACATTATTTGGAAAGGTTCTACTTTATTCGAAGACAAAACTTTAGACGAAATGAAAATTATTGGAATAACTCCTTCCAATATATACGCAGCTGTTAGATATAGAGCAAGAGCAACTGCTAAAAAAATGGGATGGAAACAATGTGCTCATTGTGGATATGACAAACACATAGAAATTGCTCACAAAAAAGCAATTTCAGATTTTGAAGGCAATACTTTGGTCTCCATAATCAATTCAAAAGAAAATCTACTTCCACTATGTCCAAATTGTCATTGGGAATTCGATAATCTTTAAATTACATGCCCGTGTGACCCAGCGGAATGAGGTTCTCGACTTAAAATCGAGCAGTCGGCGGTTCGAATCCGCCCACGGGTATTAGGGTTTATCCCTAAATATTCAAAAGTAGAGAACTACTTATGAAATACCGAATTGATGCCAGATATGTATGGTACAATGAAGGTAAGCAAATAGTGCTTATGTACTTCATAAGTGGTGTTCCCTTTACTTTTGATGACCTCCCCGACGAATCTATATTCGATGAGGAGTTAATTAAAATCGCAGACAAAGAAAGGCGGTATGAAGTTGATGACATGTACAAATGTTCTTCATATTTGATTGAAGAGCAATGTCATCCACTCTTATTCGAATTAGATCTGGAAAATCCAGAAATGTTGCCTGTTGATTAATTTGCCGAATTAGTTCAGTGATAGAACGCCATACTTGTAATATGGATGTCATCGGTTTGATCCCGGTATTCGGCTTGAGTTCATTAAACTCCAAATGTCACTATTATCTCAAAAAGACCGTAAGAATGTCATCGAGGCATTAGACTTCTACATGTTTAGCAAGGGGCAAGACTTTGGGGAAGAAAAAAGAGCAGAAATCAATGCCCTCCTTAACTGGGTCAAGTTGGAGCATAGCAAAAATGAGAATTAATCTTTGGTATTGTGCTGATATGAGTCTTTGGCGTTGGACCCTTACAGACAATCGTCGCCCAATATGTCGTCAAGAATCAGGACAACAACAAGATCTTCGTGTTGCTATGAATGATATTGCTAATACCGTAGAGTATATGTTAGAATCAACACAAACTAGGTAAAAATACTTAGTTTTTTTATAGATATGGTGTAGTTGCAATAACCACAATGGGTGCCGTAGCAGTCACTCTGTTTTTTACTTGGAGTATTATTTCCATCATAAAAAAGGTTGACACAAAAGAATAATTACACTATAATATAAATGTCCGTGTGAAGGAATATCGCACTTTGTGCTTATCTTAACCTCCCTCTGGGAGGTTTTTTTATATGATAAATAACTTATAATAGAACTTATAAGTGCAGATAAAATGGGTCTCAGCAGACTAGAGAATTTTTTGCGTTCCGTTAGAGGAAACATCATTTACGTAGATCCTAATGCATTGGATTCTACAGATTCTATTGAAAATACAGGTAGTGCTCTTACAAGACCTTTCAAGACAATTCAAAGAGCACTTATCGAAGCAGCAAGGTTTTCATATTTACCCGGACTAAACAACGATAAGTTTGGAAATACTACCATTGTAGTTTATCCTGGAGACCATATAATTGATAATAGACCTGGATGGATTCCACTTACAGGATCTTCTTTTCAACTTCGCAATGGGCAAACCTCATCAGACTTTAATGAGTTTGATTTAAGAACAAACTTTGACGTAACAACAGAAAATAACGCACTTTACAAGTTTAATTCTGTTCATGGTGGTGTTATTATTCCAAGAGGAACTTCTCTTGTTGGAATGGATCTAAGGAAAACTAAAATCAGACCAAAATACGTTCCAGATCCTGCTGATTCTAATATACAAAATTCATCAATATTCCAAGTAACTGGTGCTTGTTACATTTGGCAATTATCAATCTTTGATGCAGACCCAAATGGACAAGTTTATAAAGATTATACAGACAATACCTTCGTTCCAAATTATTCTCACCATAAATTAACTGCTTTCCAATATGCAGATGGTGCAAATAATGTAGTAATCAATGACACATTCGTAAATCAAGATTTTGGAAGAACAGATCTCGACATTTACTATGAAAAAATTGGTCTTGCTTATGGTCCTGCAAGCGAAAGAAATATTCCTAACGATTTTCCAGCACAAGTTGATATTGAGACAAAAATTGATGAATTTAGAATTGTTGGATCTCGTGGTGCTGAGATTGGAATTACTAGTATCAGATCTGGAGATGGAGTATCTCCATCAGGAACAATTACAGTTACCCTAGAATCTGAATTAGAAGGTCTTGCTGTTGATACACCAATTCGTATTAATGGTGTAACATCAAGTGGATATAATGGTCAATTTACAGTAAAGGCAGTCAATAGTCCTACGGAAATTCAATATGCTACATCTATCATTCCAACAAATGCCATTGGTGGATCTGGTGGAACTTTAAACATTACCGTAGACACAGTTACATCTGCTTCACCATACATTCATAACTGTTCGTTGAGATCTGTTTATGGAATGTGTGGACTTCATGCTGATGGTTCTTTGGTCGAAGGATTCAAGAGTATGGTTGTTGCCCAATTTACGGGCATATCGTTGCAGAAAGACAATAATGCTTTTGTAAAATACGATCCAGAATCTGGAACATATCTAGACACAACAAGTGTAGACAACATTTATTCAGATTCATTAGCAAGATACAAACCAGAATACGAAAACTTCCACATCAAAGCAAGTAACAACGCATTCATTCAGTGCGTTTCAATCTTTGCAATTGGTTATGCTCAACACTTTGAGGCAGAAAGTGGTGGAGATATGTCCATCACAAACTCAAACTCAAACTTTGGTGCAAAGTCTCTCATTTCCAAAGGATTTAGTGATACTAAGTTCAATAGAGATGATGTTGGATATGTAAGTCATATTATTCCACCAAAACATATTGATGCAAATCAAATTACTATTGAATTTGATTCTATTGATATTGGCATCACCACGACTGTGGCAAATACAAGTAGATTATATCTTTATAACCAAACATCAGAATCTGCACCTCCAGAGAATACAATTGATGGTTATAGAATTGGTGCCAAACTTGGAGATACTATAAACTTTATATCTGGCAGCTCTACTTATTCTGCTGAAATTGTGATGCCAGGAAGTAGTCAGTCTTCTTACCAAAAGTCTTATAATGTAGCGAAAAGTGGATTAGGTAATAACATTACAAACAATATTATTACATTTACAGAACCTCATGATTTTGAAACCGGAGAAACTGTAAGAATAATTAGCAATACTGGCGAACTTCCCGATAATACTTTATTTGATAGAGTTTATTATGCAATTAACACCTCTTCTACTCAAATAAAATTAGCATCGTCATTAAATGATGCCACTAATGGTTCTCCTGTTGTAAATGTTTTTAGTAATGAAAGTTCGGATTTAAGTGTAGTTAGTAGAGTATCTGACAAAAATAGTGGAGATATAGGTCACCCAATTCAGTGGGATGGTAATCAATGGTATATTCAAGTAAAAAATTATACTAACATTGGATCATTTGGATTATCAGTAAGTCCAAGAACCTTCATTAATAGAATTCCGGACACAAGAAATATTGAAGATACTCTCTATAAGTTTAGATATGTAATACCAAAAGATTCATCTACAAAAGCAAGACCTCCAGTAGAAGGATTTGTCATCCAAGAATCGACAGATTTACCTTTAAATAATACCGAAGTTGATTCTCAATACATATTTACTTCTGGTGGAGTTACAATAAAGGCACTAAACGGTTCAGACAAGTTAAGAAACACAAGATTTATTGCAAGTTCATCTTGGTCTTCTTCTACTGCAACAATTACCACTGAATTGCCACACAAATTAAAAGTGGGAACAACAGTAGAAATTAGAAATATTTTAAGTGCAAATAATTCTTCTGGAACTTACAATTTGGGATTTAATGGTTCATTTGTAGTTGCTAGTGTAATTGATTCTAAGAAATTCACATACGCATTATCCACGGATCCTGGATCATTTATTAACAATACTGCTACAAGAACTACAAGTCTACCATATTTCAATAACAAGACTTATACTGGAACATATTACATTTATAGGTCAAAACAAGTTCAAGAATATATTCAAAATCAGCAAGATGGAATTTACTACTTAACAATTTTAAATTCTTCAAACAAACCTAATGTATCTCCATATAATGACCTAAAACTTTCACAGTCATTAAGGTATTTGTATCAACAGATTGATAGAGATAACCCAAATGAAGACCCAGAATCTGCAAAGTCTTTTGCTCTCCCAGATCCAATCGGACAGGTTACTATTAATAATGCACAGAACAGTGTGACAAAGGAAACCTTGGATGGTTTCTTATCTGATAGTGGTTCTGTATATAATCTTACTAATGTATCTTCTTCTGGCATTGCACATACATTTATCACCAACATAGATCATGGATTAAATCCAATAACTAAATTATCAGCACCTATCGATCCTGGATTTGCATATGGAACAACGGGAACGCCAGAAAATCTTTTCAATGGTCAATTAGTTGGTTCTTCCACTGGCGAAAATGCTACTGTAAATGTAAGAATAAATGCTTCGGGAGAAATTACAAATATTGAACTTGTAGATGGTGGAAGTGGATATCAAGTAGGTGATGAATTAAGTATTATTGGACTTCCTGTTACAATTTCACATAGAGCTGCCACGGTAAGAGTGGATGGTATATACAATCATGTAGGAGAAACTCTAAGAGTAACAGGAATCACTAGTGAATCTTACTCGGAATATAATAACCTTTATAGAATTACCTCAGTCAATAACAGTACAACTGTGAAAGTTGAATCTTTACTTCCAACTTCTTCATCTTCTGTAAATTCTTCAGATCTTCAAGATTCTATAATTTATCTTACAGGAAAATCTTTAAAATCAACTTCATCTCAATATAATGAAACCAATAAAAAACTTACTCTCTTAAATTCATCAGACGTTCCATTTGCAAAGATAGGTCAGAAAGTAAGAACTGTCGATAATTCAAATAATTATAGAGATTTTGTAGTTTCTAATATAATTTCAAGCGATTTAATCGTAGAATCTGCTGACAATAATCTCACAGGATTTTCTACTACAACAGATTATTGGATTCTTCCTTTTGGATATTCATCAGAACAGGGAGATAATTTAAACACAACAGAAAATAGAATAATATCAAAATATGCAGGAATAACTACTGTTACAAGTTCACTTATAACCAGTTCTGCTACAAGTATACAACTCAGAAATGATCAAGGATTTAAAATTGGCGATTATCTTGAGATAGAAGATGAGATTGTAAGAATCTCACAATCGGTAATAAACACTGGACCAATAGCAGTAATTAGAGGATCACTTGGAACCAAGACATCTGCTCACCCATTAGGAGTTGCCATAAGAAAGGTTTATCCTTTCCCAATTGAATTTAGAAGATACTCTATTTTAAGAGCATCCGGACATACATTTGAATATGTTGGATTTGGTCCAGGAAACTATTCAAACTCACTTCCAGAAAGACAAGATAGAGAAATAACAAACCAAGAAGAATTATTGTCACAATCCTTCAAGGAAAATGGTGGTTTCAATGTTTATACTGGAATGAATAATGATGGTGATTTCTATATCGGAAATAAAAAAGTAAATCCTGCTACGGGACAAGAAGAAGTATTTGATTCTCCTTTCCAAACTGTTAGAGGTGAAGATTCTACAAGTGAAAATAGTGATGCAATAAATGTAATTACGACTCAGGAAATTAATGTTTCTAAGTCAATAAAAGTTGAGGGTGGTTCTGATGGAAATATTGTTTCCCAATTCAATGGTCCGGTAGTATTCAATGACAAGATTACATCAAATTCTATCAGAGGTATTGAAGGAAATTCATTATTCCTTCAGGGGAATGCTACAATATCAAGAAAGTATTCCGTAGGAAGCACAAATCCAACTCTTGCAGGAAACTCAGGTGATGTTGAATTTTATAGTGTTCCAACAGACGGTGGATATCTTGGATGGGTTTATACTGAAAATAATGCTTGGAGAAAATTTGGACCCGTACAAAATAGTTCCGGAGAATGGACAGGAACTTTTAATGGAACATTCAATGGAACTATTGGGACAGTAGGTGGTTTGGACTCCATTTGGAGTGAAATAACCAGTGGACCCGTAGACACAACATACTATCTTGACAATGTTGGTATAGGAACAAGTGTTGTTGCAAGTGATACTAAACTTTCAGTAAAAGGAAAAACTTTTATTGATGGATTACTTAATGTTACTGAAATTATCGAAAAGGCAACAATTGATATTCAACCACTACCTTCAGATCCATCAGGAATAAAGACAATCTATCTTGGCGACAACAATGTCTATTACTTTACACAACTTGCAAATGCAAATTGGACAATAAACTTCAGTGGAAGGCAATCGGATGCATCAAGTCTTTCTAGCGTTCTTGAAGTTGGAGATTCAATAACGGTTGCTCTCATAACAAACCAAGGTGCTGTTCCATATTACAATAATGCAATTACAATTGATGGTAGTGCAATAACTGCTAGATATTATGGTGGACTTTCTTATACTTCTGGAAATGCAAACTCCACTGATGTTTATACTTATGTAATATTGAGAGTGAATAATACTGGAACTCCAAACACTGATTACAGAATCTTAGCATCCCAATCAAATTACGCTTAATAAAATGCCACTTTTAGGAGCCTTTGGTAACGCATCAGAATATGCATATAGAGGTTTTGCTGGATTATTTCCAGATCCTTTTGACTTTGTGGATTTATCAAATGTAGAACCAGGAAACGTTTATTACAGTAATTTTAGCAAAATTACTGGACTGAAAATTCCTTTTCCCATTCAAATAGATCCAACTACAAACAGACAATATTCAGTGTTTGCTAGTGTATTTGGAAATGGAAACTCCGAAAGCGTTTCTTGGGCAGACAATACAGATAATTTTAGTTTTTCTGATGATTTAGATACATCTTTAAGATTTATAAGTAATCCTTCAAAAATAAAAGACAATCAATCTGTTGTTCTTAAATTAACTATTCCAAGTTATTCTGGATCACCCGCAATTGAAGATGCTTCAATATTTGGCGAAACTTTTCAAACAAACGTATCTATTGGCAATTCCATTCAAGATTGGTTGGTTACAGTTAGAGATTTAGATAGAACTGTAAATCCATTTACATTTACTAATGTTTCAAATTCCATAGTAGGAGTTGCAGTAACTACAAATCAAGTTACAATTTCTGGATTGGAAGATGGGTTTAACTACCCAGCAGAAATATTGACAAATAATGCAAACCTAACTATTGATTCCGTTGGAGTTGGAACTTCTGGTAGAGTTGAAAATGGAAGTGTAATTACACTAGACACTACATCATCAACTTCTTACAGTGATACAAAAACTGTGAATTTTAGAGTTTCTGGGTTTACCACTTCTTGGCAAGTAACCACAGAACCTTTGGATTTAGACCCTACTTTTAGATATTTTGAAGGTTCAACTGTTGCAGCACTAGCAGTGAATAATTCACTTTCTTCGTTTACTAATGTTACAGGAGCACTTTTTTCTACACAATATGCAACAGGTCAGACAAGAGGACTTATAGAAGCAGTAGAAATTGGAGGTTTGAATGTTGGTCTGACAACTAATTTCACTGTTACTGGTGGTGAAGCTCAATTAATTAGAAAAAATAATGCTGGAATTTATACTATTTTGAATCCATATGGTGCTGGACCATTATCAGTAAAAAATGAGGATCTAGTAAGTCTAAGAACAACTTCCTCAGCAGATGGAAGCACCACAACCAACGTAGATTTTGCTGTTGGAACTGGTACTGGACAATGGAGAGTAACAACACAAGCAGCAGCACCAGAACCTGGTCCTGGTCCTGGTCCTGGTCCTGATCCTGGTCCTGATCCTGAACCAACACCAATATCATTCCCACTTGCAGTTACTGTATTCGTTGTTGGTGGAGGTGGTGGAGGTGGACTTGGTAGAGCGTCTAGTGCCGATCTCGGCAATGCTGGTGGTGGAGGTGGTGGTGGTCAAGTAAGTACTGGATCATATTCAGTAGCCTCTGGTTCCAGTGGTGATATAACTGTTGGAGCAGGAGGTGCTGGAAGTAATAGTGTCAATTCTAGAGGTGGAGTCGGAGGTTCTTCTTCATTCATACTTGGTGGATCTGGAACATTTGCTTCTGGTGGTGGAGGTGGAGGAACTGGAAGTGGAGAACCTAGTGTAAGATCTGGTGAATCAACTCTTGGGGGATCTGGTGGAGGTGGTGGTGCTGTTGGAGATAATATTAATACCGGTGGTGATGGTTCCGCTGGTGGACCTGGTGGAACTGGTGGAAATTCTGGAGGAAGTGGTACTGGAAATAATGAAGCAACTCCAAAAGGAGTTGCTGGTGGAGGTGGAGGTGCTGGTGGTGCCGGTGGTAATGGTAGTAATACTACTGGTGGTGCTGGTGGTCAAGGAGTTACTGGATTAGATTTCTTTGATAATAATGCTCTCAGAAATTCTGTTAGTGGTGGCACCAGATTTGCTGGTGGTGGAGGTGGTGGTAGTACAAGTGGTGGCGGCATCTCTCCAGCG